CCTCGTCGGATAGGTCAAACTCCATCGCCTTGTGATCCGCAAAGTCCGGGTGAGGGGAGTTAAAGACAATTCCCGGCGCCCGCGAGATCACCACCTTGGAAGTCGTCGGATCGTCAACGCGGATCCGCCATTTGCGAGTGAACGTGAAGCTTTCGCCGTACTTGCCGGAGAGGCCAGTACCGCCGATCACTTCGTTGGTTGCCACGACTGCCATTACGACCCCGCAATCTCAACAGTGTCAGGATCTTCGCTCTGTTCAACTGCGTCGGCCGTACGCTCTGCGGCGCGCACAATTCGCTCTTGCGTGTCGTCAGACGCCCCTCGCTGCAACCGGAACATCTCTGCGATGCCTTCCTTTGACCGGCTGTCCACGGCCTTGAGGGCCTCGGTGCTCTGGCCGACGGCCGCCGCCTCGCCCGCTGGCTTCTGATCTTTTGCGGCGATCGTCTGCGGGCTGGCTGCGTTCTTGGCGGCCGCGTCCGCCCGAGACTTAGCAATAAACTCTTCCATCGAAAGCGCGAGCGGGCCTTTACTGGCTTCTCCGGCTGGCAATTTGTCGCCCATTCCAACCACGTTTAGCGCGCTGTTAATCGATTTTTTTCCAGCTTCCTTCGCCTCTCCAGCCAGCGTAGATGCCGACGTTTCCAAAGACCTTCCAAATTCTTCCCAGCCAGATCCCACGATTGTCGAAGGCAATTCGGCAAGTACGCCAACGTAACCAGCAAGAGCGTTTGCTAAGACTGCGCCAATGCCCTTGTAGACCGCTTCGCCTAAATACCAGACAGCCTGCAACGCAGAGCCGACCGCACTAAAAACAGCAACCACTCCGCCGAACTGCTCAACGACGGTCGAAACGTACTCCCAGACGCCCCTAGTGCTGTTCACAAACCAATCAGCAATCCCCGCAAAATACGCCGCACCATTTAAGATCGCCTCGCCAATGAAGCTGCCAATGTTGGCGCCGCCGATGCCACCAATCAGATCGGTGAACGTCGTGGTCACGCCCTCAAGGGCGGGGGCGAGATAGGCCACGACCTGTTGAACCACGCCGGAGATCGCCTGGTATGCCCTGGTGAACGCGTCGTTCATGTTCTCGACGCTTTGGCCCTGCTCGTTCGTCAACGCTAGGCCAAACCGCTTGGCCTCATCGGTGGCTGCCTGGATGCCGCCGGCACCGCCCTCAAAGAGTGGAAGCAGATCGGCGCCGCTTTTGCCAAAGAGTGCTACCGAGGCCCGCGCCTTCTCGGCTTCCGTTGGCAGTGCGGCAATTGCATCCGTGATCTTCTGGAATCGCTCTGCCGGGCTCAGGCCCTGCAACTGCTCAACAGACAGGCCAATCCCGGCAAAGGCCGCCTGGGCTTGGCTGGAGCCCTGCGATGCTTTGACAAATGCGATGTCTGCCTTTGTGGCTGCCTTGCCGATTGTGTCTATCGACACGCCAGCCAGGTTGCCAGCCAGCGACAGGCCCGCCAGCTCGCCGTAGGTCATGCCGAGCCGTCTGGCCAGCTTCGACGTCTGGTCAATCGTCTCCGACTCGGCCCCGGACATTGCAAGCAGGCTACGGCCGGCGTTCATGGCAGCAGATGCTATCGATCCAAACAGCTGCGCGCCCTGGATCTTGGTAAGCGTGGCCAGGCTCGACCGGACGCCTGCCACGTCGCCCTGCATTTTCTTGAAGCTACGTGACGCATCGGCGACCCCAGCTTTAAGCCCTGACGTGGACGCCGAGAAGATCGCGGAGACTTTGCCGATGGTGGCCATTTACTTGCCTTGCGCTTCCAGCTGCTTCTTGAACTGCGGGATCTTCTTGAGCTCGGCCAGCATCTCGGCCTCTGTCTGCTGCTTTTCTCGGAAGCTTGGGAGAAACTTGTCTTCGCTGTCGGGTTCAATCCGTCCGCCACTGGCCACCAGCGCCGCCCTGCCACTTCGCCGCCAATCGTCGCCAAACGGCTCGACGCGCCAGTACGCCATCCACCGCTTTAACTGTCGAACCGTGATCCGTTTCTTCAGCCGCTCAACGTCCCACTCTCCCACCTCAAGCCCGAGCCGATGGATGAACAGATCCACCGCACCGGCCGGGCTCCTCAGTTTTTTTCGAGTTCCTCGATCTCCGTATCGGTGACGCTCAATAGCTTGGTGCCAGCCTGCCAGATCTCGTGCAAGGCCGCCGCGCTCTTCTTTCCCAGCCGCGGAATGTCGGCATCGGAGAAGAGCCGCTTGCCGTCCTCGTCACAGACCAAGAGGCTGGCTAACTTTGCCCGCCAGCTCGCCCGCTTGTTGGCGTTGGCCGTGCAAAAGATCTCCCAATCGTCCCGAGCGTCGGCCGTGGGATCCAGAAGCCAGACGTCTCGCTTCCACGCTCGCACGAACAGCTTCGTCGGCTTCCGCAGGTCGTCGAGGTCCAGTAATTCTTCGGCAGTCAGTGGCATAGAGCCCTCCGTGGCTTAGTAGTAACCACTGAATTGGAACGTCATGCTCCACTGAATCAACTCGCCCGACTTGATGTCGCCGGCAAGATCGATGGCAAAGCCGGCCCCAGAGTAGGAGCCGCCTGCCCAAGTGATCGCCAGCGTCCCCGTCACACCAATCTGGTTCAGGCTCAAGGTCGGATTGCCAAGGAAACGGACCTGCACCTGGCCGGGCTCCATCGCCGAGACGTTGTACTGACGCAAGACACGGGCGTCGGTGCCACGGCCCAGCACCGGGCTGCTGGCGCTCGTCGTCTCGTGGACGTTGCCCGTCTGCCAAGACGGCGACATCGACACGTATGTACCGAGCTCCACGCCATTGAATAGCAGCGTGGCGCCTTGGCTGTCTTGAATGTCCGGCATGGCCACCTCCCGGCGGTCAGCTAGTCATCTTCAGCGACAGGTTTCCCATGATGAGCTCGCCCACGGCCGCGGTCAGCTCAAAGTCCTCACAAAACGCGTTGCCGCTGCTGATCCCGAGCGCCGAGCAGACAATGGCACCAGAAGACCCGATCGTCGGAGCGGTTGTGCCAAAGTATTCGCAGGTGATCGTGGTGTTGTCCTGAAGCGGCGCCGCCTGGAGCTTCCGCATCGAGCCCGCCGCCTGCGAGAGTGGCGTGACGTCAACGGTTGGGCGTGAAAACTTCACCTTGACGTTCTTCGCCAGAAACGTGGTTCCGGCGTAGGTGAACGTTGTGCCCTGGCTGTCGGCAATATCGGGCATGGTTGGTTGCTCCTTCTGATCCGGTGGCTGTGCTAGTGGGAATTGTCGCGGTTATGGCTTCATCATTGAAGTTGATTATCAGCCGGTCAGTTTGAGCGACAGGTTTCCCATGATGAGCTCGCCCACGGCCGCGGTCAGCTCGAAATCTTCACAGAACGCATTGCCGCTGCTGACGCCTAGAGCCTCGCAGACAACTGTTCCGGAAGATCCAATCGTCGGCGCTGTTGAGCCAAAGTATTCGCAGGTGATTACCGTGCTGTCCTTGAGCGGGGCGGCCTGGAGCTTTCGCACAGTTCCACCAGTTGACGACAGAACCGAAACATCAATGGTTGGCCTTGCGGCCTTGACTTTGATGTTCTTTGCGACAAACGAAATGCCGTTAAACGTGAAGACGCTACCCTGCGAGTCCGGAACCGGATCAATTGCAGAGATGGACACGCTCGAGGCCGCAGTCACGCCAGAGGGCAGCGACGACAGGCTCGACGTCAGCGCCACAGTCGCCGGCGTTGTGCCGGTTGCAGTGCGAGTGAATGTCGCTGTGTACGTTGCCATTAGGAAACTCTCGTAAAGTTCGAGATGGTTCCGCCGCTGACCGTGAAGTCGCTTGACGTGAGCGTCCGCAATGAAACCGGCGCGGTGATCGTCAGCCTAGACGTTTTTCCAACAGACGCGCCGCCAGAGGCGCTGATACTGACACCGGGCAAATACCACGTCGTCACGAAGCCACCAACCTCTTGCACCCAATAATCGGGCGAAGAATAAGTATCGTAGTAAATGGTGGTGCTGCCTGTGAACCGTCCTATCGGCAACGCACCAGCAAATCCACCAGATGACTTGTAGCCAAAGAAAATAGTTGACCGGCGTGACGGCATGGGAAACGTGAAGCTGATGACTTGCCGTGATATTAATGGTGCGGTATTGCCAGTACTCTCTATAGCCCTAGGCAACGTGGCAACGGCTCTGTAATCGGCTTGCGTTGGCTGGGTTATTTGATATGAAGCCTCATCGCCAGAGTCCGCGGTAATGGCGTAGCCAATTGTAAAATCTCCAGTGAGACCAAGTGTTGGCTGATACGTAAGATTTTGAAAATCATCATCGCCGCCGCCACCGCCGCCAATGCTCTGCCCCTCAAAGTACCGCATTCCACGGCTGCCGTTGGACGGATACAAATTTGTGGGCGGGTTAACTCGCTCAAATAAAGTTCCAGCAGCCGACCTGTAGTTTGCTCGTATGCCGACAAGGCACTCAATCGTCGTTGCCGACGAATTGCAGAGAAACACAGGCTGCATCAAACCGTAAAACTCTGGTGATCCGGTTGGCATTTGATTAGTTTTTGGCCGTTGGCGTTTTTACTCAGCCCAGCGAATTTGGTAGCTGTGCTCGACCAGGTATGTTGGCTTGTCCTGTCCGTTGAAAAACACAGGCTGGCCGTCCCTTTCATCGTTCAGAAGTACGGATGTGATTGTGGCCCCGTTGGCTGTCCCGTTGAAGTTGTTCAGAGCGCCGCGGACCTGGTCCGCCAGCGTCTTGACC